CATCCGTTGACCGGGTTGCGGTCGCATGGTCGATCCAACCGGCGCAGCCCGCACGGTGATGGTGAGCCGCGTGACGGAGGCGGTCATCGTCTCAACCGCCCGTTCCCGGCCGGATCCGGGTTTGACGTTCGCCCAGAGCTGACCCAGCACCACCCAGGTGGTCTCGAACCCACCGGCCCCGTCAGGGTTGCGAACCGGCGCTTCCAGGGTGAGCCGCTTGTTCAGTTTCACATCAGACATCAGCGCATCCCCTTGAAGAGACGCATCTCGCGATAGCGCTGGAGGAGCGCGGCGACCTGGTTGGGAAGGCGCTCGTGATCTTGTGGCGTGGTGCCGCCCCGGTTTTCATAATAGGATGCCGCCAGAGCTATCACGGCCAGGGCGACGTCATGCGGCATGGAAGGCCAATCCGTGGCATATCCCGCGACGACTGTGACCTTGGCCTTCCCCCCGACAGGAATGGTCGGCAGAAAGAACCCGGTCGCGACCAGCCGCGGCCGGTGAACATCCTCGATCAGTGCGTAACGATCCGTCGGAACGATCTCGACGTTCTCATTACGGTCGATGATGCATAGCTCGGTGATCCCAAGGATCGGGGCAACCGGCAGAACCTGCTGCGACATGTCCCGCCACGAGGCGGTCGTCCAGGAAAACGTGCGCTGGAACAGCGCCTTGCCGGTCGCACCTTCGATCGCGGCAAGTGCGGCCCGCAGATACCCGACGAGCATCTCGTCCTGGATGTCTGCCTCGGCAAAGCCGGTCCCTAGCCGAAGATGGTCTTTAAGGGCCTCAACCGGCAGGTCGGCGTCTGGCGTGGTCGTATGCTCGACAAGCAGCATGGATCAACTCCGAATTACGGCCCCCGCGTCGGCAAAGATGGGCGCGCGCCTCCGTGTCGCTCGGACGGAGGGGGGAGCAGCTAGACAACACGGGTATGTGTCCGGCGCGCGCCCGGTGCCCGCACCCAGTCATCTGGGCACGAACCTCGGATCGGTCTTAAGCAATGGCGAACTTGAGAACCTTGATCGCCGCGAAGTCGCTCACGTCGCCACCTACGCGTTTGGTGGCGTAGAACAGCACATGCGGCTTGGCCGAGAACGGATCGCGCAGGATTCGCGTGTCCGGGCGCTCGGCAACGGTGTAGCCCGCCGCGAAATCGCCGAACGCGATCGCATCCGCGCCCGTGGCGATGTCCGGCATGTCCTCGACGATCAGCACCGGATAACCCGCCAGACGAGCCGGCATTTCGGCGGCAAGCCCATCGGACCACAGGAAACGGCCATCGGCATCCTTGAGCTTGCGCACCGCCCCTGCGGTCTTCGAATTCATGACGAAACTCGCCCCGACGCGGTATTCTGCATCCAGCCCATAGATGAGATCGAAAATCACATCCGCAGGGTCGGTCGCGTCAAAGTCGCCGTCAGTGCCGGTCGCTACGTATCCGATGTTGCCCCAGGTCCAGCTGTCGTTATCCACGGTCGGGTGGGTCAGGAAACCGGTCGGTTTGTCGACGCCGTCGCCAGAGACGAAGGCCGCCGCCTCCGCACGTGCGAACTTGTCCGCGATACGCGCCGCCAGCCAGGTCTCGATATCGAAAGCCGCATCGTCCAGCAGACGTTGGGAGGCTTTGGGGAGTGCCGACAGCTCGTGCAGCGGGATCGAAATCCGCTCGATCGTCGGCGTTGCGGTTTCCGCCGCCGGATCGGTTTCCGTGGCCCAGCCGGACCCGAGATCGCCGTGGTCGATCAGCACGTCGTAAGATGTCGCCTCGACGTTCACGACGTTGGCCACCGCGCGCAGCGAGGCGTTCGAGCGCAGCACGCTCTGGATCACATCGGCGGTCTTCGGGTCGACGAGATACCCGCCATCGGCGGCGACCGCCGTCGAGAGGCTCTTGCCCTCCAGGTCGATGCCGCGCAGCGCGTCGTCGTCGCCGGAACGCAGATAGGCCTCGAACGCCTTCTGGTGCGGGGCTTCGGTATCGCGCGCTGCGGACAAAGCCGGGCGGGCGGGTGAGAGGGATTTACGATCCAGCATGGTCAGTCGCTCTTCCTGTTGTTGAAGTCGGGTGTCGATGTCGTCGTTGAACGACTTGATTTCGCTCACGAAACGCGTCAGGGCGGTCTTCACCTCCCGGGTCGATCCGGTGGCCGTTGCACCACCGTCAGACGGGTCGCGTTGGCTCATCTCCTTGGTCATCACAAAGTCCTGTTCCGAGAGTTGAGAGGCACCGGTTCAATCTCGCCGGGCCAGCATCTGGCACGCATCGTCGATGATCCGGGCCAACTCGCGCAGGTCTTGGGCGTCGGGCGCATCACCCTTGGCCCCGACCCGTGCACTGGGCAGCATCGGAAAGGTGACAAGCGACACCTCCCAAAGCTCCAGTTCCTTCAAGAGCCGTTGGCCCTTGTCATTCTTCGCCGCACGCACGGTGCGATAGCCGATGGAGAGGCCGTCAATCGCGCCGGCCTCGATCAATCGCGCGGCCTCGCGTCCCTTGGCGATGTCGGTCAGGATACGGCCCTTGACGAACAGCCCGCGGTTGTCCTCGCGCACCTCGTCCCAGACACCGATCGGCTGGGCCGGATCGTGCTGCCACAGCATCTTCACCTGCCCACCGCCCTTGGCGATTTCCGTAAGGCTCTTGGCATAAGCGCCCTTGGTCACAACATCGCCGCCCCGATCCACTTCGCCGAAGAAACTCGCGTAGCCCTCGATGGCGATGCCACCTTCCACCGTCTCCGTCGTGCCCAGCGCCACGAACTTGTGCTCAAGCCCAAAGGGCGTGTGGTAATCACTCATCGTCGCTCTCCACATCATCGGTGTCAGGGGATGGGCGCGCAGGAAGTCCCAGAAGCGCACGCTTCTCGTCGTCGCTCAGGAACTCCGCCCCCGCGACCCGCGCCCATTGCTGGTCGCGCTCGACGGCCAGCGCCGGCACCTGGTCCATGTCGGGTTTGAGAACGACCTGCTCTCCGGAAAAGGCCGAAAGCCAGTGCGACAGGCTTGCGGTCACCTTGGACACGAGCGGCAGCACGGTCAGGCGATAGAAAGCCCGGTTGGCCTCCTGGTAGTTTGCATAGGTCGCATCCCCCGGAATACCGACCAACATCGGCGGAACCCCGAAAGCGCTTGCGATCTCGCGCGCGGCGGCTTCCTTGGTCTTCTGGAATTCCATGTCCGATGGCGAGAACCCCATGGGTTTCCAATCCAGCCCGCCTTCCAGCAACATCGGGCGACCCGCGTTTCGCGCGCCCACATGATGGGCCTCCATCTCGGCCAGAAGCCGGTCGTATTGATCAGGCGTCAGCGATCCGTGCCCTTCCATCCCGGAATACACGATCGCCCCGGATGGCCGCGCGGCGTTGTCCAGCAGTGCCTTCGACCAGGCCGACGCGGCGTTGTGCACGTCAAGCGCACTGGCGGCGGCCTGCATTGGCGACAGACCGTAGTGGTCATCCTGCGGGTGAAAGGTACGCACATGGCAGATCGGCGAAAGCCCTTCGGTCACGTGGAAGCGGTGCTTCTTGGCCCCGACCGAATAGTCATAAGCCACCGGCCACCCATCCGCGCCGGGCACAAGGCTCATCCGGTCCGACCGCAGAACGTGAAGTTCCATCGGCACGCCGGTCTCGAACCCGACCGCTTCGACATATCCGTCCCCGGTCAGAAGGATCTGACCGAAGAGCATTTCCAGGAGGTCAGCCCGTCCCTGTGCCGGGTTCGGGCGGGTGATCAGGTCCAGCACCGGGTGCACATCGAAGCGCTGCTCCGCATCCTGCAAGACCAAAGGCAACGCCGCGGCGGCCTCGGCAATCAGCTTGACTGCCCGGAACCCCACCGGGTTCGCGGTAAACCCGTTACGGGTCAGGTTCGCCGTGTCTCGCGGCCCCCAGACCACACGCCCCGATCCACGATACGCAATCACCGGTCCCGTGGCCGAGGCCTTGGACTCCTGCGGGGTCTCGTCGCTGCGCTTCAGAAAGTCGAAAACGGCCATACGCCAAAGCTCCTCGTTCATCCTGCGGCCAAGCCGCTCCCACCGGCCTGCCGCGAGACGGGCCGTTCGTGATGTCATTTCTTCATTCAGATCAGCGCTTTGCGGCGCGGTCGTGCCGGTGATGTCCGACAAGAAACACCCTGCCAGACAGGGTTAAAGAAGTGTTTAAAGCAGCGTTCGCACCTGCGGGTTGCGAAAGCCCTTCCCGGCTTCGATCATAAGATCGTGGATCGCCCAGACCAACGCATCGACACGGTCCGGACTGCCCGACCCTTGATACCCCTGCGTGGTCATCTGGCACATCTGGTCCTCGAGCTTTCCCAGATTGCGCAGGTGGCGGACCCGGCCCTGTTCATACAGCGCCGCCACCGGCTCGGCCCGCGCAACCTTGCCCTTCGACGCATGAACCGAGCGATAGGAGACGAGTGGGTCGATTTGCCGAATAACGGCTTCGACCAAGTCCCCGCCCTGGTTCACTTCGGCGACCAACCTGTCAGCCTGGTAACGCTCCATTGCCTCCAGCGCCGCACGGGCCCAGTCGGTCGGTTTCGCGGCCGTCACGCTCGCATCCTCCAGAACCACCGCCAGCCATTCCGACGGCGGACCCTCCGCGACCACGCCGGCAACCACGATCCCGCACGCATCCGAGCCCTTGTGCCCGGTGACAGGCGGATCGACGGCGACGACGATCCGCGAAAGCTGTGGCGCATGTTCCAACCGCCCGCTCTCGATCGACGCGAGTGACCACAACGCCCCCTCGACATCCATCAAGAGCACACCGTCCAATTCCTGCCGCCCCAGCCGCGTGCCTGCATACCGCGCGCGCACTTCCTCCAGAAAGCTGTCCGAGAGATTGGCGCGGTTGGCTTCCGTGGTGGCGTGTGTCCCGACCGTCGACGGCAAGTCCATGATTTTGCGCAAGAGCGGCATGGTGCGGGGCGTGGTTGTCACCACTTGTCGCGGATGTTCTCCGAGGCGCAGAGCAAACTGCAACATGTCCCAGGTGTCATCGGCCTTTTTCCATTTCGCCAATTCATCGACCCAAGCCGCATCGAACTGCGGCCCACGCAAGGCTTCCGGCTCCGAAGCGGAAAACGCCTGGGCCACGGCTCCGTTCGGCCAGACCAATTGACGGCGCGAGGCCTCCCAGACGGGAGATCTGTCGGGCGGGGAGCACGCGAGAATACCACTGTCTCCAAACACCATGACGGCCCGCACCTGGTCAAAGGTTTCGCCCACCAAGGCGACGCGACGGGCCGCCCCCCGATCCGCGGGACGCGCACCTTCCACCTGAGAACGCACCCATTCAGACCCCGCACGGGTCTTGCCAGCGCCACGACCGCCCATGATGACCCATGTCCGCCACATGCCTTCGGGCGGAACCTGATGATCGAGCGCCCAGAATTCGAACAGATAGGGGAGCGCCAAAAGCTCGTCCTCGCCCATCTGCGCCAAGATATCACTCAGGATCTTCGGATCGGCGGATGCGAGCCAGGCGGCGTTCGATTTCTTCGCGTGCCGTGTCGAGGTCGAATTCTGCCCCGGTGTCGATGTCGCCGCCGTCTCTCCGCGCGATACTGTCACAACGTTTCCTTTCGTCCAGAACCGACTGCATCGCGCGCCGCAAATCGGCCGCGCGGTCTTTGACCTCGTTCGCCTCACCCTTGGCCATGGCATCGAGATCTTCCATCGCGTCATTCAAGGCTCGGAGCGTGCGGGCGAAATGGGCCACGGCGATGATATGCACATCGATGTTTTCCGCCTCCAGCCCCCCGGACCCATCGCTTTGTTCCGCTTTCGACATGCGCGACACCCTCTTGTGAGATTGAAGATTCAACGACGCGGTTCACCGCGGCCCCGGCGGGTGCAGTGGCAAAACCCAACGCTCCGATCTTGGCCAAAACCACCTTGCCGTCCTTTGAAACCGTCGCGCGGCGGGTTGTCATTTATCGAACCCCTGCGCCGCCACCGGTCGGCTGATTCTTCCACCTGGGCCGCCCCTTTCGAAAAATTTCGCTGGAATTCCCGTAACTTTCGGCGAAAAGCCGCGCGAGACGGCAATTCTCGGGCAGGAAGCCCAGAATCCGGCCCCTTTCGCTTTCCTTGCACGGTGACCTGCTATAGTTTCCCATAAAGTTCCGGGAGTTGGGCCCGGACCCACAGGTTACTTCGGAGCGGGCAGACCCATTGGCCATGAAGCCTGATTTTGCGCTTGATCTTAGTCATGATGGCATCCGCCTGTTGTTTCGCGGCAAAGGCGGCTGGCAACTCGTGGGCGCCGTGGCGCTGGATGATCCACAGATGTCGGATCATCTGGGCGATCTCCGTCAAAAGGCCGAAAGCCTCGCGGGCGGTGATTTCACGTCCAAACTGGTAATCCCGAACTCCCAAATCCTCTACACCACGCTCGACGCGCCCGGCCCGGACGATATCGCGCGCGAGGTTCAGATCCGCGTTGCGCTCGAAGGGATGACGCCCTACGCGGTGTCCGATTTGGTCTTCGATTGGCGCGCTGACGGCGATACGGCGCGTGTCGCGGTTCTTGCCCGTGAGACCATGGAAGAAGCCGAAGGCTTCGCGGCCCAGTTCGGCTTCAATCCGGTCAGCTACGTCGCGCGCCCCGAAAACGGTGCTTTTTCCGGCGAGCCGTTCTTCGGCAAGACGAACTTCGCAGCCCAGGTCATGACGAACGGCGACCGGCTCGTTCCCGACACCTCGCCGATCCCGAAAGCCCCGAAACAAATGGTGTTCGACGGTCCCGCGGATACCGCGTCGGAACCCGCCGTCGAAACGACGCCGCCCACGCCCAAGTCCGATGCGCGCCCTGAGCCTGCACCCGCGTCAGCCGGCCTTTCCGCGTTTCCGGACATAGTGGACGACGAACCCGACCTTATTACGGATGAACCGCCCATCGCTGCGGCGGCGCCCGCGCCTTCAGACCCAACGAATAAGCCCCCGGTGTTTGATCGAAACGCCGACCAGGACGAAGCCCCGTCCGACCCTGGGGCTGCCCCCGAAGACGCCGTGGAACACCGCGAAACGCCTGGCTCGCGCCCATCTCTGTCTGCGTCGCAACCATCGACATCGTCAGACCCGGCACCCTCCAAAGCCCCAAGGCTTTCCGCGCCCAAGCGTGGCCAGGCGGAGACCTCGACAACCCCCGTGTTGGCGCCCTTCCCGCCCACACCCGAGGATGAGGTAGATACGAACGGTCCGAGCACACCGCGCCCCATCGTGCGCGCCACGCCCGATACGCCGACCTCCACCGTGCCAATCCCGAAAGCGGCGCCAGCTATCCCACCCGTCTCGTCTGCGCGACCGCAAACAGAGCCCGACGACCCTGCGTCGTCCGAAGTCTCGGAAAAACCGGCCTTTTCCTCCCGTCGCCTGGCATCTGACACCAGCGAACCGCCCGCAGCCGAACCGCCTTCCGCCTCCCCGGAAGCATCGGATGCGGCCGCCGCTCACCCCCTCGCCCCCGTGCAAAAGCCGGTACTCATTAACGACGAACAGCTCTCGACCCCCAAACTTCTTGGCGACGCTGAAAAACGCCGGCTCGCCATGGCCCGCGCCCTGGGTCTCGAAGCCGGCGAAGCGAGAAAACCGAATGTTCTGGCGCGCTTCGGAACCGGCCTGAACCGCGCCAACGAAAAACGTCGCACGCAAGCCGAGCAGCGCAAAGCGGACAAACAGGTAAAGGCGAAAGAGGCCCCGAAAACGCGGGAACCTGTCATCGCACCCGTGCCGGACACACCCTTACCTCCGCCCTCAGCGGGGAAGACAAGCGGAAGTCGGTTTGCACTCCCGGCACGCAAAGAAAAACCAAAACCGTCAGGGACACCCGATCCGCGCGAAAAAGAAGCCGAGGCGATGACCGTCTTCGGAGCGCGGAAAGGGCAAAGCACCAATCCGGGCCGTTCGTCCTTTTCCACGGGCCTCACGCTGACCCTTCTTCTGATCTTGTTGCTCGCTGGTCTCGCGCTTTGGTCGTCGTATTTCCTCGGTGACGACGACGTGGCGCTGTTCAACCCGGAAACACCGGCGTCGGACGCGACAGAAACCGGTCAGACACTTACGCCCGAGCCAGCCCGCCCCCCCGAGACCGAGGCCGAAGCGGACGCGAACACGGCGCCCGAGCCGCTCGACGTGCTGACGCCCGAGCAGGCGGCCGAGATCTATGCAAGCACCGGTGTTTATCAAAGGGCCCCGGATACCCCGGCAGACCCCCAGGCATCGAGCGACGAGGATGTATATGTCGCCTCCATCGACCCGAGTGTCTCACCCAACGACGCTTTGGCTCTGCCTGACCCGAACGCCGTCGCATTGGAAGCCCCGGCGTCACCGCTCCCGCCGCCGCCGCCGGGCACGTCCTTCGACCTCGACGACAACGGGTTGGTCGTGCCGACGCCAGAGGGGGCCGTGTCGCCGTCCGGCATGATCGTCACCCTGGGCCGACCCAGCGTCGTCCCTGCGCCACGTCCCGAAGGTCTCGTGCCCGAGGAGGACGTTCAAGAAGACGCAGCACTCTCGCCAGACCTGGCGGACGAACCGGCGCTCACCCCCCGCGCCCGTCCTGACAATCTGACTGAACTCGCCGAGCGCGCCCGTCTCGGGGGGCAAAGTCTCGAAGAACTCGCCCAAAGCCGCCCGCGTGAACGTCCGGATGACCTGGACGTGGCCGTCGCCGTCGCTTCGGCGGCCGCGGCGGAGCCGCCAGCGTCCGAGGAAGAAGAAACCGAGACGGCAACGATCGACCAAACCGCATTGGCAAGCGCCACGAACCTGGCGGTCGCCGCATCGGTTCGCCCCTCGTCAAAGCCCAGCAATTTCGGCCAGCTTGTCGCCCGCGCCGAAACCCGTGCGCAAGAGCGTGCACCGGCGTCTGATGACGGTTCGCAGGTCATCGCGGCCTCCGCAGCAACGACGCGCGCGGCCATTCCGTCTTCCGCGTCCGTCGCCCGCTCGGCGACCATGAAGAATGCTTTGAACCTGCGGAAGATCAACTTGATCGGCGTCTACGGCTCCAACTCTTCCCGCCGCGCCTTGGTGCGCCTCGGATCGGGCCGATACGTAAAGGTTTCTGTAGGCGATCGTCTGGACGGTGGGCGGGTCACCGCGATCTCCGCGTCTCAGCTCGTCTACCAGAAGGGCAACCGCCAGTTCCAACTGCAGGTTCTGCCGCTCGGGTAA